GAGGACCATAAAAAACACAATCTAATCCGTTTTCATTAAATAGATTACATAGATTAATAAAGGCTGTTGTAGAACCTCCTGGATTAGACCATCCTGATAAAATTTTAATCTTAGTCACGCTTTAAAAGTTGGTTATATAATTCTAATCTATGATGTACTACTGTATTAATATTGTAACGCTCATTTACAATTTTTTTCAAATTTTCTCCCATCTGTCTTGTGTGTTTAGGATCTTTTACACATTTAGCGATTGCTTTAGTCCAATCTGATCTTTTATTCTCTCTAGATATCAAATATCCAGTTACTCCATCTTTGAGGACTTCGTCATATGCGCCACAATCAGTAGCAATAAGAGGAATGCCATAACGCCCAGCTTCCATAAGTTTGATTTCAGATTTTGAATCATTAAAGTTGTTCCATTCTAAAGGTGCAATAGCTACATCAATATTTAAGTACATAGATCCATACCTATCAGTAGGCATAGCTTGAAATACAGCCCAATTTTTATGCTTTTGAGGACCTACTAAAATACGAGTATATTCATCCCATACTTTTTGTTGCCAATCGTCAGGACCTTCTTCTCCTATAGGAGGTCTTCCATAGAATCCCCATCTAACATTTTCAGGACCTACTTTAGCATTTACACTAATACCTAGACCTGGTACTTGTTTTACATCCTGCTCATGGTGAATTCCCCCTACCCATCCTATCTTACAAGGTTCTTTTTTAGAGGTTCTGTATCTTTTAGCTAAATTCCAACAAGGTAAATCGAAATCTATAGCATTTTTAATTACAACTAAAGTCCCTAAGACATCTTTTGCAATACGGTCAGCAAATTTTTTCTGAGTTACAGAAACTAAATCTGCGTTATTGTATAGCGTTGCGGTAAGTTCACTTAAATCTCGTTCTTTATAAACCTCATATAATCTATGACCTGGATAAATTTCCGTAAGAAGATCGTCCGTATCGTAATGAATATAACAATTAGTCTCTTTAGCTTTTTTAAATAGTTCGACCATAAAAAGGGGTCCGAAATTAGAGATATTTTGGGTCATCATAATATCACACCAGTCCATATCCTCATGAGCTTCTAGGTATGAGTTAGTTTCCGGGCTCCAGTTTAGAGGGTTTTGATTAATTCTAACTTCTACTTCATCACTGCAATGCTGTTGAAGTTTTTGGAATGGCATTATTGCTCTATAGTAGCTACATCCACCTTCATTGGCGGGAACCACTAATATTTTTAATTTATCTTTACTCATTACTTAGCTTGGGACACTCTTACACGTCCATAAAATTTATCAAAGTCCTCGTATACTTCAAGAGTTTTTCCATCTATTAAATCAACTTCAAGAAATTGAATATCATCATGAGTTGGATTATTAACAGCGGGATTAAAATATGGTCTAATTTGAACAATCTGTGAGGTGTTCAATAGTGCCACTTCATGTCCTCTCTTTGCTTGCGACCAGAAAGGAATAAAGTTCTTCGGATACATTGCAAAATTAACTGGTTTCGCACTAAGTAGTGAACCTAGAAATACGATACCTGCTAATGCAATTAATATATTAAATTTAGTTTTCATAATAAAAAAGGACCACTCCTAAGGATCTGTGAAATTATCGTAATTTAGAAAGTAAATTGTTTAAATACGAGGTAATACTATCCCCAGAAGCAGCCCAACACAAAAAAATAACTCTACTCTAACCCTTTAAGGTGTGAGAGATAATCGTCTCCTTCATCTGATTTAGATTCGGTTGACGTAGATGCAATAGTTCTAACTTGCTCTACGATATCTTCTCCTGTAATTTCCATAGCCATCTTCTTTAAGTCTTCATATGAAGCTACTTTAACAAGACCTTGAATATCATGTAGTGAATCCATCCAAGTTGCTATTTCCATTTCACTTCCAGCCTCTGATTTAGAAGGCTTTGGAGATGATTTATCATAATTCGGCCATTCACCTGATTTATCTTTAATGATTTTAAAGTCATTACCCTCTTTCAAGTCTGTAATATCTCCAAAATCTTCGTCAAAGAAGCAATCAAGAATCTTGCTGAATAGTTTAATACCTACGGATAGGATTTTAACTTGACCTGTTTCACGCTCAACTGCATTTAGATAAAAACGCTTACGAGCTTTAATTTGTCGGGCGATAGCCATATTGCCTTCGTCTTTAGTGTTCCAAAGTTTAAAACTTAGGTCACAAATAGGACAGTCATCACCCTTCACTCGGGGGCAATGGTGGTTCTTATCATTAATACGATGAATACCTGTTTCAGCGTAGAAATTTTCATCCGGGTCTTTAGCCGGTAGGACTCGCACTTGTGTAGTGCCTTCTTCCATCATTAAAAACTTCTTAAGGAAATCTGCTGTGTCTCCAGAAGGTTGTTTATTGATTTGGTTATACTTTTTACGTAATTCTTCGATGTTTACCATGTTATTATTAGTTGTTTAATTAGTTGAAAATAGTTTTGCTTCAGCTCTTTTATTGGCTGAGATTTGTACTAGGCAATCTTTCTGATGGTCTAGCGCGTTAATAAGGCTTTTAGCTAGTGAATACTTGCTATCAGCGTCTGCTAATTCTTGTTTAGCTTTTATAAGGTTGGGAACAGATAATACATACGAATTTAAAGCGCCTTGTGTTACTTTCTCCCCAACAAGTTCAAGATCTGCTCTTCGTTTCTCTCTAACTTCGGATTCTTTCTTATCTAACTCTATTGAGCTCTCATCCCTAACTCGCTTAGCGTAAGATAGAAGAGAAGCAAAATAAGCATAAATTGCAGAATGGTTCATCAACGTAGATTCAATATCAGAATCGTTGATTTGTAAATATTTCTTTGAAATGTTAAGATACTCATGTTCAAAGGTTCCGTACAGGTTTATAATTTCGTTATTCATTGTTCTTTATATTATAGACATTTTTGAAAGATTTTGGAGAAGATTTTCGAGAAAATATAAATTCAAAAAGTTCTGGGTTTAAAGCTACTAGCATCTGCATTATATTAGATGTAATAGTGGTTAGAAATTCATTTCTAATTCCTGGCATTTCGTCGTCATCGCCAAGTCCAAACAGTTGGAACCCTACATGAAGAATTTCATGAAGTAAAGTCCCTTTGTAATCAATTTCATCTTGGCTAGGGTCTACGTAAATTACATTAGTTGTTAAATCCACATAGCCATATAATTCATCTCCATCTACATCAGTTAAATCTTTCTGTATGATTTCATAAGACTTAAATCCTATATGTAAAATATTTGGGTGTTCATAACTCATTACTCTTGTCCTATTACTAGTCGTTGATAATCCATTTTAGCCGGGATAATAAATCTTGCCCTGCCGTTTCTGGATTTAATTATGTAAATTCTAGATTTACCTTTGTCGAATTCTTCTTCGTCTTGATTGATTGAGATAACTAAGTCGCATACACGGGTTTTTCCGTATGAATCTGCTAGCTCGGTATCTGTAATTAGCCTTACTTTTTTACCTTCACGATTTGTTTGGGTAGCTGTCCACATTAAGCACTTATGCTCAATAGCTAATCCTCTCAGTTCTTGAGCTAGGCGCTCTTGAGCTTGGTATTCAGCCATCTCACTATCAGTAGCTAGTAATTCTAAATAATCTACTATAATAACATCCGGTGAAAAGTTTTCGTAATTACTTAACTGATTTAAATAAGCACGAAGTTGGTTTACAGTTGCTCTTTTTGTAGGAAACTCTTTAATCTTAAGCTGACCTCTATCGGGAACTGTAGCGGTGACCTGGTCTAACCTACTTTTAAGGTCGTCACAGCGGTCTTTTAGTTGGTCTTGGCGAATACGTGAGAAAATACTATCGAGTCTCTGAGCTACCCTATCCTCCGCCATCTCTAATGTGATATAGAGAACATCAGCCCCGTCTAAACACGAACGAACAGCTTGATTAGCAAGGTAAAGAGATTTACCTACCCCAGGAGGAGCGACTACCATTGCCAACTCTTTGGAGGCTAACCCGCCTTCTAATGCTTCATTTAAGGATTCAAAAATTGTCCTATGTTCAGCATTATGCTTATCCGAATTTAAACGAGCCCAACGTTCTTCAATATCTGAGAAATAATCTAAACCTAAGTCTACATTACGGCTCACCGTTAATGCACCCCTCATAATAGGTTCTATTTCTGAGTACTTCTTAGATTTAACCATCTCAGCGGAGCGGATAATCGCATCTTTTAATGACTGCTCTTTAGCAAACCCTTCGACTAAATCTAATAGGTAATCTTCATTATTTAATGAGTTTTCATCTAAATTGTTAATAAGAGTTAACTCATCTCGGTAATCCGAAAATAATTCGTTTGAAGTTTTTACCTGTTTTACATCCTCTAAGATAAAATCATCCGATGGTAGTTTTTTGTACTTAATATAGTAATCTACTATAATCTTGTACATCTTTTGGTGTGAAGGGTATTCGAAGTACTCTGCTTTTACCATCGGCATGGCTTGGGTAAGAAACCCAGTATCCGATTTAGCTAAGTATATAATACCTCGTTGGATATTATCTGATAATTCATATGTGGTAGTCATTATTTTATAAAAGCTCTGAAGTTATAAAAATAGATACAAAAAAATTATTACTTTACCAATTGTTTCCAGTAGACCCAAAACCACCCTCATTACGAGATGTTTTTTCAGCAAAGAATGTATCCTTGTCTACGGAGTTTAACGTTATGACTGGAACTTCGTTAATTACCATTTGGGAAAATCTCTCACCTTTAAGGATTACAAAAGGTTCGTCGAGTTTTAAATTTCTAACGGCAACCATAACAGGACCTTTATACCCACTGTCAATAGTTCCAGGTGCATTTGGAATTATTATTGAAAGCTTAGAGTAAGAACTTCTTAATCTAATTTGACCTTCAAACCCAGGTGGGATATCTATCCTTAAGCCTACATCTACTAAAGTAGTTTGATTTGGCTCTATTCTGACATCTTCATTAGAGTATAAATCAAATCCTGCATCATTATCGTGCTTATAAGCTGGATCTGGATTTTCAGAGGTATTTAAAAAATTTATTATTGGCATTTAATTATCCTTTATGTTATGTCCGTCTTCAGACCTTTTTCTATCCTTATCGGACATTGCTTTTGCTACGGTCTGGGTTAAGTCCTTAGAAGACTTTCTACGCACTCTAGCTGTCTTAGGGTCTACCTTTTTAGCAAGCCCCTGTTCTACAGCCACATTATGATTTATTTTATAGTTAGTATATGGAGAAACTCCGGACTTACCCTCAATAGCTTCCTTAGTATTATCAATCTCTCCCTCTAACCAAGACTCTTCTACTTTTCTACGACTACTAGAACTAGAAGCTCTAGAATGTTCTTTTAAACCTACCCCATGCGCATTAATTTCCTGTCCACGTGCCGTTCTCTCAGATAGCTTCCCACAAGAAGGACATTCTTGCGGGTCTTGGTAATTTTCGCCACTTACAAGGTCACTAAAAACTTCTTCACAAGGTTTACAATAATAGTTGTAAAAAGGCATTACAATTTCTCCGCTGTAAAAGCTGTGCCTTTTTTCTCATCTCCCCAAAAATAAATCAGCCCTTTAATACCTAGTTTATCTTCGTCCATAACGCCTTCAAAATAGGCAAAAGGCATGTTAGCATCTCTAAAATTAATACTAAAGTCCGTAATACCCTCAGGGGTTACATCACCATGTGAAGCAAATATACGAATACGTTCCCATTCTGTATCCCACACACGACGAAGTCTTACTTCAGAATACATATCTAAAATATCCCATTCATCTTCCGCAAACTCTAAAATCAAAATAGAGTGGTTATCATCAGGAATAAGAGTCCACAGCCCTATCAAGTCCTCAGAATCCCAAGCTGGAGGGGGAGTATGACCTTCCCCTCCAGGACCACAGGCTCCTAACAATAATGCTAAAGTTGCTAATAATCTCATAGCTCACACACTCCATCTATACAAGTATCAATAGAAGATGCTAACTCTTCTAACTTCCCACCTGTAATTAAAGCGTTTAAATCTATTGTAGTGTGGTCAACCGTTTGAAGTGGTTCGTTACCTCTAGAACCTGCTCTATAAAAGGTTACACCTTTAAGGTCATGAGCTTGTGATAGCAAATCCTCATATAAAGTTTCCGCTTTATAATCATTAGGTAAGTTGCAAGTTTTTGAAACCGCAGAATCAATATGCGCCTGTACAACGGATTGAACTTTCATATGCTCTTCCGGAGTTACATCGTAAGCTCCTACACAGTGAGTTAAATCTCTACCCCTTAAATACATTTCCTTGAAGAGAGGGTCTATTACGATATTTTCGTTAAACACTCCTGGAGTTGTTGTTTTCCATGTCCGCTTATATACCGGGGCAAAGATAGGCTCGAGACCTGTAGATACTCCTAGTACCATGCTAATAGTTCCAGTTGGAGCTACAGTTAACATTACAGCGTTACGTAATCCGTTCTTTTTAATATCAGCACGAATTCTTGC